TAAATTTCTTAATTCTTCTACTGATGGTTCATCTTTACCACCTAAAGCTGGTATTGGGTTATTAACTCTTATTGAATTTCTAACACTGGTATTCATAGCCGCTGTCGGCCCACTAATATTTATACTAGCAACACCCAATGAAGTTAAAACATTAGAACCAACATTGGTTGTTGAACCACCACCTGTTCTATATTTGACAAACATTGTTCTGTTGGCTGTTGGTGTTATCCCTAATGATGAATTATTAATAAAATCACCAATTTTAGATACCAAAGCTGGGTCAACACCGAATTCAGATAAAGAACTAATATCTTGTGTTCCACCACCAAAAATAAGTTTCATATATCCATTATCTGTATATTCAGTAATAAATTTCTGTATAACTCTTTTATATTTACCTGGTTTAATACCTGGATTATCACTTATTGCACCATTATCTGGTATAAAAATTAAATCATCAGCTAATGCATCCATTTCGAACCATCTCATATCTTCATTTAAGAATTGGTCAAGTGATGGTATACCATTGTAATTAGTACCATCTAAAGTTATTACCGAACTAACTGATAATACATCTGTTTCTGGTAATATTATTTCAAAAAATGGTTTTACATCTGATGCTGTTAAAACTCTTTTAAAATATCTAGTTATACCATTCATAACCATTTCTCTTTTGGTTAACTTATAACTTAATATATTACCATTAGCGTCAACATTTGGTTCTATTAATCTATTTGGGATTCCTCCAGTTGTGAATGGTGATGAAAAATCTATATCATCTTGTGCTTCAAATACTTTACCAGCACCCGTAACTTGTGAACCCTGTCTTATGATTGGTGCGTATCTAACATCAAACCCACTACCTAATGTTGGTACAACGCATGTGAAGTCAACAATACATACTGATGGTCTTTTACCTGGTACTTTTAAACCATAAGTTCTAGCCATTGATAAGATTGAACTTCTTTCTTGTGCAAAATCAATTTGCGTTTCTTGAAACATTCTATCTGTGTGAAATGATAATATATCACCAACAGCTGCATTCAATTCTATTAACATCATACCTACAGATGCATCATTATAATCACTAAAAATGTCTGGGTAATATTGTTTTACGAAGTTTATTAATTCAGTCCTTACATCTACGAAGTTTCTAGCATTATATGATATTCCTTGATTTGCCATATTTTTCTTTTATTATAAATATAATTAAAAGAAAATTTTAGAAAATACTTGCGTACTTTTTTATTTTTTTATTATTATAAAGTTATAATAATAAAATCACTTTCTTGGAATACATCGTCAGTTATAGTATAATCTATCAACACATCTGCCTTAGATTCATTATCTGGATTAGCTGTTACAGTAATATTATCAACATTTAAACTTGGTATATATTTTTTAACAGTTGTTTGAATATCTAACTTAATATCTGAATAAGTTAAACTATCATTTGGTTCAAATATAAATCTCATTAAATCTGTTCCAAATTCTGGATTGTAAAATCGCTCACCTTTTCTGGTTAATAACAAATGCATTAAATCCGCTCTAATGGCTTTTGCATCAACATTATTTAAGTTTAAGAAAAACCCTTCTTTACTTTCTTGAAAAGGGAAGTCAATATTTATAAATTTATAATTTTCTGCCATTGTAATTAATTTATTATAAATATCACATAAAAATAAAAATTATAAATACTAAAATAAAAAAGGGGCTCAAGGCCCCTTTAATTAACTACCACATGCAATGCAGTCGTCTGGATTATCTATTGAACAGGTTAATCCGTTCATTGCCTCAATTTCTTCAGCACTCATTGATGAGTTGATTGGTTTCGGAATTGTTGTTTCAATTTTAGGTATCTCAGTAATTATTGAATCATCAACACCTAATGATTGTCTAGCTTGTGTTTTAGAATTACTTCTCAAGTAGTACATTCCAGTTTTTAAACCTTTTTTCCACCCGTAGAATAATGCTTTATTTAATTTAGCAACATTTGCATCTCTCATAAATAAATTCATTGATTGAGATTGACAAATGAACTTACCTCTATCAGCAGCCATATCAATTAAGTTTGCAGATTTCATTTCCCAAACTGTTTTATACACTTCTTTTAAACTATCTGGAATTTGTACTATATTCTGGATTGACCCATTTTCTTTAATCATTAACAATCTAATCTCATCGTTCCATAAATTTAAATCAATAAGGTCTAAAACTAAATGTTTGTTAACCATTACAAATTCACCAGATAAAACATTTCTCTTATAGATATTTGATGTGAATGGTTCGAAACATTCATTATTACCTAAAATTTGTGCTGTAGATGCTGTTGGCATTGGTGCTAATAGTAATGAATTGGTAACACCATAAATCATAACTTCTTTTTTTAATGAATCCCAATCCCATCTTCCTGATAATTCATCAGATTTAAAACCCCACATATCAAATTGGAATATACCTTCTGATAATGGTGAACCGTTAAATGATGAATAAGCACCAAAGGTTTTGTCAACAACTAAAATAGAATCTTGTTCTTTTAGTCTTTTAACTTCAGCTCTATATTGTCTTTTAGCCATATCTTTTGATGCGGTCATAGATGCAAAATAGATAGTTTCAAATATATCATTATTTAATTTTTTAGCCAAATCATCTTCAAATGGTAAAGCCATCATTGCAAATAAATCAGCTAAACCTTGTACACCAATACCAATTGGTCTATGTCTCATATTTGAACGTTCAGTTTCAACAGTTGGGTACCAGTTAACGTCAATTACTCTATTTAAGTTAACCGCAACCTGGTAAGATACTTCATATAATTTATCAAAATCAAATGTTCTTAAACCTTTATCTCTAGATTTAGTTTTACCACTAGGTATAGTAACGAATTTTGGTAATGCAATAGATGCTAAATTACATACAGCAGTTTCTTCTGGTGATGTATATTCAATAATCTCAGTACATAAGTTCGATGACTTAATAGTTCCTAAATTCTTTTGGTTTGATTTATTGTTTGCTGCATCTTTATATAAAATATATGGAACGCCTGTCTCAATTTGATTTTCTAAAATGTGTAACCAAAGTTCTCTTGCACTAATAGTTTCACCTCTACCTTCTGATTCATATTTCTCATAAAGTGTTGTAAACGCTTTATTTGTTTCAGAATCAACAGCATCAATTAAACCTGGAACTTCAGCTGGGTCAAATAATGTCCAACTACCATTTACTTCAACTCTTTCCATAAATAAATCTGGAACCCATAAAGCCAAAAATAAATCTCTAGCTCTAGCTTCTTCTTTACCATGATTCTTTTTCAAGTTAATGAAATCTTTAATGTCAGAATGCCATGGTTCCAAATAAACAGCTATAGAACCTTTTCTTTTACCACCACCTTGGTCAACGTAACGTGCAGTCTCGTTAAACACTTTAAGCATAGGTACAATACCATTTGATTCACCATTAGTCCCTTTAATATAAGAACCTTTAGCTCTAACCTTGTGAATGTTTAATCCAATACCACCAGCTGATTGTGAAATTGCAGCACAGTCTGCTAAAGTTTTATAAATACCATGAATTGAATCAGAATCAACATCAAGTAAGAAACAAGATGATAGTTGTGGTTTTTTAGTCCCAGCATTAAATAATGTTGGTGTTGCATGTGTGAATACTCCAGTTGATAACATTTCATAAGTTTTTTGAACTTCTTTTAAGTTATCACCCCAAATACCTATTGAAACCCTCATGTATAATTGTTGTGGTGTCTCACCAATGTTTCCATCAATTTTTAATAGATAAGCTTTCTCTAGTGTTTTAAATCCAAAGTAATCAAAATTAAAATCTCTATCATGAACAATCATTGCTTCGATTTTATCAGAATGGTCCATAACAACCTTATAGACTTCATCTGATATCAACCCAGCATTTTCACCAGTTTTTTTATTAACATATGTATACAATTTCTCAATTGTATCTTTGAAACTTTTATTAGTTTCTTTTTTTAACGATGTGATTGCTATTCTAGCAGCCAATATAGAATAATCAGGGTGTATTCTAGTTAAAGAGGCAGCAGTTTCAGCCGCCAATTTATCTAATTCTTTTGATGTAACACCATCATATAAACCTGAAATTACTTTTTTGGACACTTCCATAGCATCGACATAATCTCTATCTAAATCGTAAGTTTGTTTTTTTACTCTAGATGAAATTTTGTCAAATTTAACTAATTCATCAGTACCGTTTCTTTTAATTACTCTCATTTTTTTTTAACAATTTTTTAACTTAAAAATCACTATCATCACCTTCGAATGATAGCTTATTATCAGAACTAGAATTTCCAACACCAGACTTAGAATAATCACCCACTCTCTTTTCAAAGAAGTTGGTCTTGTTCTCCAAGGCTATGTTTACCATGAAATCAAATGGGTTCTTACTATTAAATATCGGCTTACATTTTAAATCGATTAATAATCTGTCAGCAACATATTCTAAATATTGACTCATAAGATTAGAATTCATACCAATTAAATCAACTGGTAACGATTCCAATATAAACTCTTTTTCAATGCTCAATGCAGAAGTTATAATTTCTTTAATTCTATCCTTTGGCACTTGATTAATTAAGTGTTCATTATGTAAATGAACTGCGAAATCACAATGAAGTCCCTCATCTCTAGATATTAACTCATTTGAAAATGATAATCCTGGCATAAGACCTCTATTCTTTAACCAGAAGATTGAACAAAATGAACCTGAAAAGAATATTCCTTCAACCGCAGCAAATGCAATTAGTCTTTCACCAAAGTTATCTGAATTAATCCATTTTAAAGCCCACTCAGCCTTTTTCTGAACAGCTGGTATAGTATCTATAGCATTAAACAATTTGTGTTGCTCATCCTTATCTTTAACGTATGTATCGATAAGTAATGAATAAGTTTCAGAGTGTATGTTTTCCATCATAAGCTGAAAGCCATAGAAAAACTTAGCTTCAGCATACTGAACTTCATTAATAAAGTTTTGTGCTAGATTTTCATTAACAATACCGTCAGATGCTGCGAAAAACGCTAATACATTCTTAATGAAATATTGCTCATTATCATTTAATTTAGCCCAGTCTGATAAGTCAGCTTCTAAATCTATTTCTTCAGCAGTCCAAAAGTTTGCTTCTGATTTTTTGTAAAACTCCCAAATATCATGATACTTAATTGGGAATATAACGAATCTATTAGGATTCTCTTTTAAAATTGGTTCCATAATTTTTTAATTTATTATTTATTTATCTTGATTGTCCATGTCATCTTTTCTTTTAATGGCAACATCCATTAAATGATTAACTCGGTCTTGACCTTTTTGTTCTCTAGCTTGACCATGGTTTGAGAACGAAACCCCTTGTGAATTTTGACTCATGTCAATTTGTATTGTTGAGTTATCAAATACTATGTCTTCGAAAACTACACCAGACTTACCAAATCTAGATTTAAGAATAGCCATATTAGCTGTATTATTCTCTTTTTGTTCTAATGATTTTGCAATAGAAACTAAAAAGTGACCAATTTGCGCTTTCTTAATTGACCCACCCATTTGGTCACCTTCAACTACTTCAGCTTTAATTGCTGAACGGTTACCTTGTGTTGCTGTCCAACCAGCAATATCTAATTCAGATAACATTGATTCAAATTCTCTCATAACAGCACCTTGACCTTCATTTACATCAGTATAGTTTTTAGATGGTTGAATACAATCAATGTAATCAATAAGAACTAAATCTGGTTTAAATCCTTGTGCAATATTTTTTCTAATTATTTGTTTTATTTTAGCAACAGTAGTATTATCACTTCTCATTTTAACCAATTTTAACTTACCTGGTCTATTCTCAAATGATTTAAATTCCTCAATTGCATTAACTCTATTGGCTTGTAATTCATTTAATGGTATTTTTGTCCAACATGATATATGTTTTCTTTGAATTATTTTTGTCGTATCTTCAAAGAATATCTGCATAACATTATTACCAATCGCCTTAGCGTGGTTAGCTAACTTGGTAATCATGGTTGTTTTACCAACACCCCATGCGGCTAATATGATTGCTAATTCACCTTTAGCTAAACCGCCATCCATTATTTCATCTAACCCCTCAATACCAGTTGCTATTGGGTCTCTATAATCATCTGATAGTACATCTTCCAAATTATCACAAACATCAATTATACCATCTGAGTTTTCACCAAACTCCAAGGCTTTTTTCAATATCTCCTCACATTTGTCATAATCATCGATACTACCTTTTGTGATGATTTCATTCATTTGTTTAATTGCCTTAACAAGTTCTTGTCTTTTACAAAACTTTAAAGCAGTTTCCTGAATATAAAATGTATCGTTTAGTTCAGCTTCTTCAATTCGTCTTATATGACTAAATACTGAATTTCTATCGATTTCATCTTTAACATGTTCTAACAATCTACTTCTTAAACTTCCAATATCTGGAATAGCTTCATGTTTTTCAAATGCATCTTTTATAGTACCAACAATAATTCTAACATATGAGTCTTCGAAGTAATTCGGATTAACCATATCTAAGATTGCGGTACCGAACTTTCTATCGGTTATTATCTGTAATAACAACCGATACTGAAAGTCAAGTCCTAAATATCCTAGATTATCTTTATTTATTTTACTCATATAAAACTCTGTATATATTAAATATTATTATGCTACCGCTTCGTACTCTTTTCTTGTGAAATATTCTGAAATTTCTTCAATAATGTTAGGTATGATTGGTTTGATGTTAACCTGGTATCTAACCATAGTTGGGAACCAATTACCTGAGAACGTTGACTTTGCAACTATGTTTCTATCAACTTTAATTTCAAAAGTGAAGATATCTTCATTCTTAAAAATATCTCTTTCAGAAGCATCTTCTTCTCTTCTAGTTTCACTATATGGGTCATAACGGTCCCATAGGTAATCTACTGATTTATCCTTAAGGAATTTCGGTACTATACCACATGAACCAAAACTACCATTGTTCATACCACAAAGTGAATCAACAAGCTCTTTAAGCTCAACCGATGTTAATACTCTGTTATTGTAACCATCAATACTAAAATATCTCTGACAGATAATGTTGTTGTTGATTTTAAGTAAAAATTCAAATTTTTGACTTGCGAAATTTGTGTTTTTTTTCATAATTATTAATTTATTGTTTGATTATTCTTTTCTCTTTCTATTAATCTTTTAAATGGCATAAAGTATTCGATACTATAGTTTTGTATCTCTCTATCCATACCATCCTCTTTCATTAGCTGATAAGCATTCTTTACATCTCTACCCTCTGGGTTTATTGGTAATTCAATTAAATCTTTTAATTCATTTATTACTGATTCAGTAATCATTGGATTTCTTAAGTTAACTAACTTATCATTTATCTCATATAGTTTATCACCTTGAATACCGTCAGTGATACTCATTACTATATTATCAAATATTTGTAATGGTTTTTGTTTATTATTGATTCTATCAATTTGTAATTGTGCTGATTTTACAATTATATCACTAACCTTTACTGGACCTTTAGTAATCTCTGGAAAGTGTTTAATCATGGTGTCTTCACCAAGTCTTCTAATACCTTTGATACAATCACTGTTATCCCCACAAAATATTTTTATTAAAGCGGCATTGCTTTGATGATGTTTAAAGAATTGATTATAATTTTCCAAAGTAATGTATTGTTTTAAATCACACATGTATATTCTAACATTAGAATCTATGAGTTGACAAAGGTCTCTGTCACTAGTACAGATAGTTATTTTCTCATTTGATTTTTTGTTATTGCAAACATACGCAATTAAATCATCACTTTCAACTATTTTATCTTCATATTGTCGAATAAATAATTCTTCTAAGTATCTTTTGATTTGTAATTTTTGTGATAACTCACTTTCATCGATAGGATGAGTGCCGTTCACATAATCTTTATTTCTATTAGATTTGTAGTCGTGGTATATATTATACCTTAGTTGACCACTAAGTTTACCATCCCAAAATACAAAAGCTTTATGATATAAACCATCATCTAATAATTTTCTTAATACCGTGATGAATTGGTAAATACCACCGATATGCTCTTGCTTTTGATTGTAAACATCTTTGGCTCCGAGAATACTCCTTTTAAATAGAGCATTCCCATCAACCAATAGTACATTTATTTCTTTTTCTTTTTTCTCACCATGTTTAGGTGGTCTTCGATTCATTTCTTAACCTTGTAAAGGTTAATACTCTTCACCCATGATTTTAGGGTTTCCAATCTTTGCTTTGAACTTGTTTTACTCATATCTGTTATTTATAATTTAAATTATTCTCTAATATCATCACCTTCAAGTTTGCCTTCTTCAGTGCTATAGTCAATAGCTGCATTGTAATCAACGTTTAGTGCTTCATGTATGAATTTTCTATGTTTAGTCTTATATTCATCCAATTCATCTGGATTTACATATCCATGAGGTGTTGATGCAATTGTACCGTTTCTTTCAATACCTGTTACGTGATTTTTTTCACATCTAATTTTAGCCTCAGTACCATATTGGAAATCTTGGTTTAATGCTTTCGCTGTTAGTTTTTTAGTTCCATGTGTTAATATACCACCTAAGTGTACGATAATTCTAGAATTAAAGAACATAAATTCACCACCCTTATGTTTAACAACTGTACCATTCATATTGTCTAACCAAATCTTTTGAACACAAATCATTGTGTTAGTATATTCACTATCAATAGCCCTAGTAGATGGTATTTTAAAATTAACAATTGCTTGGAAGGCACCCATAGCACCAGCATTCCACATATTATTACTTGTATTTGAGCAAGCTGATTTGTAACAATTAAGTGTACCAATAGAGTCCCATAGAAAAACCATATTCATAGGAATAATACCATTTTCTTGTTTTTGAATCATCTCACTAATAAATAATGAAACATCTTCAATAACAGGTTCACCTCTTGTTGGTTTTGTCATCGTTTTACTATCTTGGTGATTGTAATTTTTATACATATTGTATAAATCTTTATTTCTAACTAACATGAAGTTATCTGGCTTTTCAGTAATTTCACCAGTTTCTTCATTAACAACCTCTTTAAATTTAACACCAATCTGTTTAGCATGTTCAGCATTCCAGTTACCTTCAGTTTCAATTACAACTGCAAAATCACCAATTTTTTGAGCTCCAGCTATTGCTTCGTAAAAAGCAGTAGACTTACCAGTATTAGAGTAACCTCTAACCAAACTTACGTAACCTCTAGGAAACCCAGGTAATTTTAATGCATCGAACCAACCTTTAGATAATGGTACCCATGATAATTCTTTATCTTTTGGTTCTGAATTTAAATTTTCACTTTCTAGGAAAGCATCTAAATCAAATGATTTTTTTTGAATTGATTTTTTTGGTAGTTTTTTGTTTTCACTCATAATTTTAATTTTGGTTTTTAAAAAAGGGTGAACGAATGTCCACCCATTTATAATTATTTATTGATTGTTATTAAAACGGTAAATCATCGTCTTCATCATCATCAGATGTACTTACTGGTGTTGTTGATTTTTTTTCTGTTTCAACTTTTAATGAACCAATTTCTAATTCTTCTACTAAATTATCATCATCATCATTTGCTGATTTTTCTGATGATTTAGCTTCCAACTCTAACTTACCAGCGTAACACTTATTATCTTTATCCCAAACTGGTGTATCACCTTTTACGACAATTTTTAAGTAATCATAGTTTCTAACACTATATACATCTTCCCAAGTTCTAATGTCCTCAGTCCATTCTTTAACTTTCTCATCATTAGCTGATAATTTTGAAGTCTCTAATGGGTAAGTAACATTTTGTACTACAGATGCCTGACCATCTCTAACAACTACGATATTTAAATCTCTACCAGTTTCAATGTCAGTGATATTGTGATTAACTGTTGCAATTGCAGCCATCATTTTATCCATAACTCCACCTTTCTTGTAATTGTGTTTGAATCTCCAGAATTTAACACCATCAGCTTCATTATCTCTATCGATAACTTTAACAACATAAAATTGTCTAGCTGAATATTGTTTTGCTAATTCTTTGTCTTCTTCTTTACCAGTAGCTAATAAAGCTTCTCTTGCTTGGCAAAATGGACAATCTTCATCCTTTTCATGTTTTAAACATGGGAATGTTTTCCACTCATCTCCGATTTTTTTAACGTGACCCCATAAAACTGTAAATGGTGTCTTTTGTCCCTCGGCTGGAGGTAAAATCCTAATTTTCTTTGTTTGACTATCAACACCCTTTGGCAAGACTGTGTTAAAATAGTTCTTTAGGTCATACGTTTTTTGAGAACCGCTATCTCTTTTTCCATTGTGTGATGATTCATACTGTTTCATCATTTCGTCAAAAATACTCATAATTTTAATTTATATTTGTTTGATTGTTATACTATTTAATTCTACTATTTATTTATACTATTTAATTTCCCTATGTCAATTTTACTATATTAATTTATCTGTACAAATGTACTACTAAATTGGTAAAAAGTAAAGGGGTTTTTTAAATATTTTGATTCATTTCGAATTATGTTTTACAAAAGTACTAGGTTTATAATCTTATAACAACTTTTTTTAAATATTTTTTACTATAAAAAAGAAAAACAAGACTAATGCCTTGTTTTTCAATATATTAATTATGTATTATTTTACATATTTTCTTCTTCGTATTCATCACCATTGAAACTATCTTCAATATCTGACTCACTGTAATCATCATCAATATCTTTTTGTGTTAACACATATTCCTCTGGTTTATCATCATCAGCTCCAGTATCATAACGGTCACCTTTTTCATCCCAAAAATCAGTTAATTTAACACTATATGGGAATGAATCTAATGAACGCATTTCTAATTTTTCTTTTGGTGTTGGATTTCTTCTTTCGATTTCCTTTTCCAAACCATCAATTTTATCTGAAATTGAGCTCATTGATGATAATTGACTTTCTAACTTATCAACCATACTCATTAATTGTTCTATTTTAGAATTTGCAGCATCTGCTGATTGTTTTGCAGCTTCAGAACCTTTTACTAATTCAGTAACATCTAATTCTACAGCATCTTCTTCAGGTGCTGGTTCTTCGATTGGCATTTCTTCAGCTGGTGCAACATCGTCAACTGGTAATTCAGCACTTGCATCACCCATTGGTTCTGCTGGTACTTCAGCGTTAGCATTGATATCATTAGTGATATCTTCAACGTCAGCATCTAAATTATCTTCTGCTGGTGCATTTGCTTCGTCACCTTCAGCTTCGGCCATACCTAATATGATATCTTTACCAGAATACATAGGGTCTTCTGGTCTTTCTTCTTCCATGCTTACGATTGGGAAGTTTTCAGATATAGTAGACCTATCATCATAGTAATTATAATTCGTAAGTGATTTAAACTTTTTAAGTTCTTCACTTAGTAATGCTTTATTTATAGTTTTATTTCTCATCTTAAAATAATAATTGTCTTCCGTCTTCTGTTATTATTTTTTTATTGATTCTTTCAACTAAGCTTTTATCAGTTTTAATGATACAACCTTCGTCATTACAATCCATATTTACATTTTCACTTGTTAAAAACTCATCTAAGTTTTTTTCTAAGTTTATTTTTTTATCATTATTTTCCATAACACCTGTTTTTAATTTAATTATGTATTTGTATATAAATATCTAATAATATTATAAAATTCGCTTTATTGGTGTTATAACTAGATTATTATTTTTGATTAATAATAAATTATCCTGGTAATTTGACCAGTCAATAATTACTGATTTATAATTTATATTACCAATGTTATCAACATTATATGTTTCGATTAATTTATTTAAAGCATTTATACTATAGATTGCATTACCCTTTTTATGTATTAAGGTTGCATTTGGAAATACTTTTTTGAAGTTAAT